CTTGATATCCTTCCAAGTAGGGTTCTGGCAGTAGCCAGTAGTACCGTCGTTCAGGCCGAGCGTGAATGACCAGTCCTTTAGGATTTGGAAGCGACCAGCAGTAGTAGGGTTCAACATGCTGTTGACTTGTCCAGCATCTTGAAGAAGAGCAGTCATTTCTGCAGTAGCAGGTGCACCGTTTCCAGAGGAATCAACGCTGTTGTTCTGCTTGTCCAGGAATAGGATCATCCTATTTTTGCGCTGCAGTACAACGTTATCCGTGTTTTGCACGGTGCCACGTAACTGGATAGATTTGACAACAATCTTCCGCCCGTCGCGTCCATCGAAGGAATCACCGGTCGCAACTCCGTTGAGACACCATAGGTACCACGAATCAACGAGATCGTTGACTTCAATTCGCTGGTCAATATACTTCTTCTCAATTGCTGTGTTTGACACGCGTGCAACTGCGGTTCGCGGATTAAACCCCTGAGTTACCATCGGAGTTCTGCGAGTGGATACACGTCTTCGAGTCCGCTGAGCGGGACGAGATTGATTGGCCGACCAAGTTGACTTGCGCTTCATGTTAACTGCGTTCGGCTAAGAGAATAATGAAATTGTCGACAACCGCCAACTATTTATAGTTTGCCGCCGTACGGTTATACATTCACAATGAACACACCACCACCTTCACCTAAACCTGCACGATGTTCTTCCTTGGAGGAAGAAGCGATAGACCGGGAACTTACCCGCGTCTCGAACAAAGTTATTGGGACGTTGAATTCGAATGGCGAGAAGCCAGAAGGAACCTCCCGAGGCTCTACTGCCCCGCAGACCATGCCCGCCAGGCGCAACAGTACGAAGTTCCGCCTGAGAGGGAAGAACTTGTTTCTGACCTACCCGAAGTGCGACCTTCCTCCGGATCTAGCACTCTCGTTTCTCCAGATGGTTGTCAGCCAGAGTGGAATGAAGTCATATATTGTGGCGCGGGAGCTCCACAAGGACGGGTCCTCACATCTCCACTGTTTCCTCGTGTTGGAGGAGCCTTTCGACACCACGAGTCCGAACGCCTTCGACCTGCCGGGCGAAAACGGGGTCGTCTTCCACGGGAACTACCAAGTCGCACGGGACCAAGGAAAAGTCGCAAAGTATTGCACGAAGGAGAACTGCTACCTGACGAATCTGACGCAAGAGGCGCTGACCAAGCTGCAGACGAAGAGGAATTCGAAGAAGAAGAACGAGTATCAGAGAGCGAGGATTGCCATGAGCCAAGGAGCGACAGTGAAGGAAGCTCTGGCGATGATTGCGACTACCCCTCGGGGAGCGAGGGATCTCTCACTCTCGGGTCCAGTGATAGCGAAGAATCTGAGCAGCCTCCGCCCGAGGAAGATGGTTCTAGAGTATCACCTGTCGGACTTCCCTGGGTGGCATATCGACCTGAACGAGGATACCACCCTGCTCCTGAGCGGACCACCCAACACCGGGAAGACAGCACTAGCGAAAGCCTTGCTGCCGAACGCCTTGTTCGTAACTCATTTAGATCAGCTGCGCGAGTACGATCCGGAGAATTCGACTGGGATAATTTTCGACGAGGGTTCATTCAAGCACATCCCCCGCGAGGCGCAAATCCACTTAATCGATGTCAAGGAGGACCGTACTGTCCATTGCAGGTATGCACCGGCTTTCCTTCCCCGAGGCACTCCAAGGATTATCGTGACCAACTTGCCGCCTGAAGACGTACTCTTATGGAATGACTACGCTATACGAAGACGTTGCCAGTACGTGGAAGTACGCTCTCTCCACGTCTATCACAACTACGGAACTCCAGCGACTGAGAAGGAGCATAACGAGAAGAAATGCGAAAAGAAGTTTACTCTTGTGGTGTGATTCTGTCTTTATATAAAGTTTGGTTAAATCGATCGAGCGACATACGTCGCGATGATCCATGTGATCTGCCGAAGAAACCCATGTGACTATAGCATTAGGGTTGTAGCTAAAGTGGGTTTGTACGGAAACCGCGCAGGCCCCCGGAGGGGGGCCGCTGCGCAAGGGGGCGAGTATCGCGATGCGCTACCCACAGATGTGATCTATCTCTCTCCCTGTTAAAATGTGATTCATCCCGCAATACCCATAACCAGCGAAAACCGGCAATGGCCCTCCCGCCCGAAAAAATGGATGGGGTAAACAACTAATATTACACCCCATCCATTTTGCCATTGCCGCCCCGCCCCCTTAAGTGGAGATGCCCGATCCCCACAACAGCAAGGGGGCCGGAGCGCGTAGCGCGGAGTGCCCCCTCTAGTTGTGTGTGCTCAAGGAGTGCACTATGAGTTAATAAAAGCAAGGATCGAGCCCAAGGACGTAAGTAAAAACGAGAAGCGATATGAGCGGTCTCTTGCGCTTTTATTATACGTCAAGGAAACGTGTCCTCATGTCCATACGGATCGCACTGCCGGTTCCCGCAGAAGAGACGTTGTTGTAGAACGCCAGGTAGATCGCCTTGTCGTTAATCGACGCAGGACTGTTTGTAGTGTTGGAATAGAGCACGGGGATGTTGAGCTTTTTGTAAAGCTTGATATCCTTCCAAGTAGGGTTCTGGCAGTAGCCAGTAGTACCGTCGTTCAGGCCGAGCGTGAATGACCAGTCCTTTAGGATTTGGAAGCGACCAGCAGTAGTAGGGTTCAACATGCTG